CTTCAGTATTAAAGATAGAAACTATGCAGGTAAAGCTTTGTTACTAGCACATGATGATGAAGGAGAAAGTGTAGCTACAACTTTCACTTTACAAGAGGTAAAAGATATGGTAGAATGGTTACCTGAAACACATAGAGAAACTCCTTACATGGAGTTCAAAGCATGGAAATAATATGAACCAAAAGAAAATAAAAGAATTACGTAGGCGAGTAAAGCCTATTCAAATTGAATGGTTAAAAACTTTACTACCTGATGAGCAATCATCAACTATTACTATTGATAATGTTGAGGGACTATTACCTGACCAGACTCATGTGTTTGGAGGAGGTCAATTACATTTATCATATATGACAGACAAGTGGATTATGAAACATCTTAAACGTAATCCACATATAAAAACTTATACAGAACTACAGGAGATAGCAGGTGTTGGATGAATATATAGTTAATGTAATAATAGATGGAAAAGATGATAAGCTTAAAACTTATTGCAGTTCTATTTATTCTGCCATTGATACTATGATTAGTATTGACATGGTTGAAGAAATAAAAAGTATAACAAGAATTAAAGATAATAAGTCTTGGGATATAGATAATATGAATATTGTAAAGTTGAGGGAACTGAGAGGTTATATATCTGAGATAGACTTACAAGATGCATTTAAAATTGTGGAGGAAAAATATAATGAAATTCAACATTAAAGATTTTAATTATTTAGGAATTATTATAGCACTACTAATTACTTTAGTTACTATAAATATGCAACATCAAAAAGAATATCAATGGTGTGAATACTTTTATGATAAGTATGGGAGAGATATGTAATGGCAGTGAAATCAAAAGCATATAACTCCACTCATGTTAGTGCTACAGGAGTAAGAGGTAAACGAACAAGTCAAGGTAGAAGTAATGTTGGCTACTCTACGATGAACAAAAATAAAAAAGCTAACCATAAAAAATATAGAGGGCAAGGTAGATGAAAGATGGATATAAAAAATTAACTGAAGATGAATTTAGAGAGTTTGAATCATGGATTCATGAGAATAATCAAGAGCTTTATGATAATAAAATAGCTTATGAAGTTCGATGGACTAACGATAAAGATTATTATGTAAAACTTTTAGATGAAAATATTTACACAATAAGTGATGTATTGCTTGACATTCATCAAGAATTAGTGTAACATGTGTAACATGACATCGAGTAACCAAAGAACTTTAAGCCCTCTATCTCCAAATATAAAACTATTTGGTTTGGCTTCAGTCCATGACTCCGAGAGTAGTCAGCTCACAACTCTCCCGATTTTAAAGACTTCTAATAATAACTAAACCGTAGGAGGTAAATATGATAGTAGAAGGAACTGCGTATTGGGCAAGTATTAAAGAGCCTAATACAACTTATGAACCAATGTACACAGTCAACTTAGTTGTTGATGAAGAGACTGCAAATGATTTTGCTTCTCGTGGACATACCATTAAGCAGATGGATGAAGGTTCTGCTATAGTAATCAAAAGGAAAGTCAATGGACCAAATGGTATGGTCAGGGTTGCACCTAGATTACTAGACCAAAACAAACAGGAAGTTAATCTTGCTGTAGGTAATGGCTCTAAGGTTAGAGTCCAATACAATGAATACGATTGGGAGTATGCAGGTAAAGCAGGAAAAGGTCTTGACTTACAAGCTGTTCAAATCGTAGACTTGGTGGAGTATAAATCGCAAGATGGCTCTGAATTTTTTGACGAAGACGAGGAATTTTAATATGATTATTACTATTAAGAATGATGATGGTGAATCAGTCTATGATGTTTCAAAGATTGAGGATGAAGAAAAGAAAGCAGGTGCTAACATATCTATCAGTAAGATAGGTACATTGAATGTGTTAGTAGAGGCTTTAAATTTTGCTTCACAAGGTCATCAAAATAATCTTGAAGCTTTGCTAAAGGAATCTCCTGAAGCAGTAGTTGAACAAGATGATGAATCAGAGACATCAGAAGACTCTGAGTAAACATAAATCGGCTAGGTGTAAAAGCCTAGCCACATTTCTAATGGAGATAGAATGCAACAAGAAAGAACTCAATTTATTAAACACAAATTACCTTGCCCTAAATGTAGTAGCAGTGATGCTGTTTCTCTAAACGAGAATGGGTCTGCTAAATGTTTTAGTTGTAATACATTCTTTACAGACTATGAGAATGAATCAACAGGAAAGGTAATTGAAATGACAAGTAAACCAAAACCCGATAATACATTCCTTACATCATACACCGGTGCTTATGGTGCTTTAACTGACAGAGGTATCTCTGAAAAGACAGCAACTAAGTTTGGTGTTAAGATGGTTAAGGACAGAAATAATAATGTAACCCAACATATCTACCCGTACTTCAATGGTAATGAAGTTGTAGGTACTAAGACTAGGTTCGTAGCCAATAAAGGTTTTACAACTAATGGAACATTTGACAACACTGGTTTGTTTGGAGAGCAACTATATGGAAATACAGGTGGAAAGTATTTGACTATTACTGAAGGTGAGTGTGATGCTATGGCAGTACATGAACTATTCCAAGGTAAGTGGTCAGTAGTATCTCTTAAACGTGGAGCTTCGGCTGCTGTTAAAGATATACGAGAGAGCATTGAATTTGTAGAATCATTTGATAATGTAGTGTTATGTTTTGATAATGACAAGGCAGGTAAAGAAGCGGCAAAAGCTGTAGCTAAAATACTAAAGCCTAACAAAACTAGAATCATGTCATTCCCAAATGGATTCAAAGATGCAAATGAAATGCTTAAGCAAAAGAAATTCCAAGAGTTTACTCAGGCTTGGTGGAATGCTAAAACATATACTCCTTCAGGTATCATGGAACTATCGTCACAAAAAGGTGAGTGGTTACATCGAGAAGAGAAAGAGAGTATTGCATATCCATGGGAAGGCTTGAACAAGAAACTATATGGAATGCGTAAAGGTGAACTGGTCACATTAACAGGTGGCACAGGTCTTGGTAAGTCTAGTGTAACAAGAGAACTAGAGCATTGGCTTATCAAAAACACAGAAGACAATGTAGGTATTGTAGCACTTGAAGAAAACTGGTTGAGAACTGCTGATGGTATCTTATCTATTGAAGCTAATGATAGATTGTATTTATCTGAGAAGCGTAAAAACTATACAGATGAAGACTTACTATCTTTGTTTGATAAGTCTATACCTGAAGGTAGGGTATTTATCCATGCTCATTTAGGTGCTACTGACATTGATGATATCTTTGCCAAGCTTAGATATATTATTGTAGGCTGTGAGTGTAAATGGGTGGTGGTTGACCACTTACATATGCTTGTCAATGTTCTCCATGAAGGAGACGAAAGACGAGGTATTGATATGTTGATGAATAGATTACGTAGTTTAGTTGAAGAGACTGGAGTAGGTATGATATTAGTATCTCATTTACGTAGAGCAAGTGGTGATAAAGGACACGAGCAAGGTATCGAAGTATCTCTATCACACTTAAAAGGCTCACAAGGTATAGCACAGTTATCTGATTGTGTGATTGCACTAGAGAGAAACCAACAAGCAAGTAATCCTGAGGAAGCAAATACCACTAAGGTTCGTGTATTAAAATCTAGATACACAGGTGATACAGGTTTGGCTTGTGGTCTTAGATATAATCCTGATACTGGTAGATTATTTGAAGTATCAGAGGAGGAAACATTTGACAATGAACAATTCTAAAATAGTATTTGACATCGAAGCTGATGGACTTCATCCTAATAATGTGTGGTGTATTGTAGCTAAAGAAGTAGATGGTAAGTTATATACATTTGATAACACACAAATAGAAGAAGGTATTAAATTCTTACAAGAAGCTGACACACTTATAGGTCACAACATTATAGGTTACGATATACCTGTGTTGGAAAAACTTTATGGTGCTAAGTTTAATTGCAAGATAGAAGATACATTGGTTATGTCAAGACTATTCAATCCTATCCGTGAAAATGGACACAGCTTAAAAGCTTGGGGTTGGAGAGTCGGTATGTTAAAACAAGAACAGCCTGAAGATTTTGATTCATATACTCCTGAGATGTTAGAGTATTGTATTCAAGATGTTAAACTAAACGAAGCTGTATATAAATTCTTAATCAAAGAAGGTAGTATCTTTAGTGCAGATTCTATTAAGCTTGAGCATGATGTAGCTAAAATAATCAAGCAACAAGAACTTAATGGATTCTTTTTCAATACTCAACAAGCTATGGAACTTCTTGCTGAACTTAAAGCAAAGCAACTTGCTGTTGAAGATGAAGTACATAATACATTCAAGCCTAAGTTAGTTGATGATAAGTTAGTAACTCCTTATGTTAAGAAAGATGGTGAGTTATCTAAACGAGGATTGACTGATGATGAGTATCAAAGATGTATAGATACAGATAACTTTGAACCTTTCATGCGACAGAAGTTGGTTGACTTTAATCTTGGTAGTCGTAAACAGATTGGTGAATATCTAATTGACTTTGGATGGAAACCTAAAAAGTTTACACCAACAGGTCAGCCTATTGTAGATGAAGGTACTTTGAAAAAGATTGAACACATCCGAGAAGCTAAACTTATTGCAGACTTTCTCCTATATCAAAAGAGAATCGCACAAGTTACATCTTGGATAGATGAACTTAAAGATAACAGAGTCCATGGTAGTGTTATACCTAATGGAACTATCACAGGAAGAATGACACATAGAAATCCTAACATGGCACAAGTACCTAATGCAGGTAGCCCTTATGGTAAAGAGTGTCGTTCTTGCTGGACTGTTCCTGAAGGTCATAAACTTGTAGGTATTGATGCTAGTGGATTAGAACTTAGAATGTTAGCTCACTACATGAATGACCCTGACTATGTTGAAGAGGTTGTCAATGGTGATATACATACTACTAATCAAAATCTTGCAGGTCTTAAAACTAGAGACCAAGCTAAGACATTTATCTATGCTTTAGTTTATGGTGCAGGTGATGCTAAGATAGGTAGTGTTGCAGGTGGTGGTATTAAGAAAGGTAAAGAACTAAAACAAACTTTCTTCAAGAACTTACCTTCACTAAGAAGTCTTAAAGATAAAGTACAAAAAGCTTCTGAACGAGGATTCTTAAAAGGTCTAGATGGTCGTAAGATATATGTACGTAGTCAACATGCTGCTTTAAATACATTATTACAAGGCGGGGGTGCCATTGTTATGAAGAAAGCTATGTGTTTTCTTGAGGCTTTAATAAAACTAAATAATATTAATGCAAAGTTTGTAGCTAACATTCACGATGAATGGCAGATAGAAGTTCCTGAAAGTCAAGCTAATTTTGTAGGAGAGCTTGGAGTCAAGGCTATTGAACAAGCATCTGAATATTTTAACATGAGATGTCCCTTGACAGGTGAATATAAAGTAGGAGATAATTGGTATGAAACACATTAAAGAAAAGTCTGCTAGTAGAAAAGGAGACTTAGCAGAATATTATGCTGTGACTTGGTTATGGGATAATGGATATGAAGTATTTAAAAACTGTGGATGTGATGGGTTAATAGACTTAGTAGTTAGAGACCCTGAAGGTAACATTAAATTAGTAGATGTTAAGACAGCAGGTTTAAAAAAGAGAGTAAATCAGGTTGCACACTGGCAATCAAAATCAACAAGAAGTCCGGAACAAGTAAAAGCAGACGTTAGGTTTTTACTATTCATTCCTGAGACAAGAAAATTAAGGTGGGTAAAACATCGTGAAAAGTAATAAAGATATTGACAAAACTAAAATAGATGGGTATAATAAATTTACGTCTGAGTCAGGACATTGGTATGCTCAAGACGGAGAACCTATGTACACAATCATAGGTGCTAATGGTAAAGAAAGAAATACAACTCTTAGAGATGCTAAAAATCTAGGACTTGTACCTTCGGTTACTACCATACTAGGTATGATAGCTAAACCATCATTAGAAAACTGGAAGATAAATCAAGCTTTAAATTCTGCTATCACCCTTGAAAGAAAGGAGGGAGAATCGTTTGACTCTTTTGCTTACAGATGTAAGTTGGATTCAAAAAAGATTGGCATAGAAGCAGCTAAGAAAGGAACTAAGATCCATTATCAAATTGAAAAAGGATTCTTAGGAATATCTAAAACTAAACCTTACAAGAAAGTTAAAGCATGGCTTGATGAAAACTTTCCTGATGAAGAATGGATAGCAGAAGATTCTTTCTGTGCTGATTCAGGGTATGGTGGTAAGATAGATTTATATTCTAAATCTGGAATCTTTGTAGACTTTAAAACTAAAGATAACTTAAAAGGCAAAGACCCTGCTAAATTAGTATACGATGAACATGGTATGCAGTTGTCTGCTTATGCACAGGGCTGTGGCTTTGATAATCCACAAAGAGTTTCTATCTTTGTAGACAGGGCTGATACAGGATTAATCTCGTGTCATATATGGGACGAAGAATCTCATGCAAAACATTTAGGTATGTTTAATAGTATTCTAACATATTGGAAGCTAGTTAAGAACTACGATTCTTCTATTGACAATGCCTAAAAGAGTACCAAGAAAACCAAGACCTAAAAAGGTTGGAGTTCCTAAAGGCTATGATAGTATTTGGGAATATGAAATACATCAAACAGTTTTAAAAGATTGGAATCATCATTGGGATAACATAAACTATGTAGTTAAACATAAATATGAACCTGACTTTGTTAAAGTTATAGATGGTAAAACAATTTTGATAGAAGCTAAAGGTAGATTTTGGGACTATGCAGAGTATAGTAAGTACATACATATCAGAAAAGCTTTACCTGATAATTATGAGTTAGTGTTTTTATTTCAGAAACCTTTCTCTCCAATGCCGGGTGCTAAAGTAAGGAAAGATAAAACAAAAAGAACTCATGCCGAATGGGCAGAGACAAATAATTTTAGATGGTATAATGAAGAAAGCATACCAAAGGAATGGAAGAGCAGTGAATTATAAATTTAGAGAAGACAAAATATTAAATGAAATAAAATCTTATATAGGAAATACATACAATCAACATTATTCTAATGGTAAGTATCAAGCAACAGATATTATATTAGATACTGGACACGGGGATGGCTTTGCTATGGGTAACATAATGAAGTATGCTATGAGATATGGAAAAAAGAATGGTAAAAACAGAATGGACTTGCTTAAGATTATTCATTATGCTATAATAGCTTTATACTTAGAGGAACAAGATAATGGTTGAAGATAAAATAGGAACTAAGCCTTACTTAGGAATTGAAATA